CCGCCTGCTACGTCAGCACCGATGGTGCCAAGAAGCTTGCCGCCGGACGCTACGAGAGTCGCAGCAACGTCACCAGCCGCACCTCCAAGAACATCGCCCTTGGTAGAGTGAGGAGCAGCAGAGAGGCTCACACCGATTGCCGATGAAGAACCACCCGTCCAGTCAGCCGTAACTTCCCAGAACGACCGACGAAGGGTCGCGAGGAACGCGGTCGTGTTTGGAGGCGTCGCAAGAGCAGCCGCGTCGGCTGTACCAAACGCAATCGCAACCTTGAGGTCGAATTCATGGCCTGGCGCAAGAAGCCAGCGACCCGTCTTCGATACCGTAGGCTGAATAACGAATACGTCTTCTGCCGTCAATGCCGAAGTCTTGTGGTAGTAATAGAAGTTCCCCGTATCGAGCTGGATCTTCTTACCGTGATCCTCGGGACCAGGGCGGAAGGTCTTTAGCTCGCTTAGAGAAATAACGGGGCCATCGATTTCTCCAAGACGACGAAACCGGCCTGTGCTGTCAGTGTAACCGCTCATGTTTTATGTTTCCTTACAAGGCGGCAAACGCCGCAACTATCTCTTCCGAATCCGACAGGCTAAATCCCCTGTCTTCAAATTCTGAAACTGTCGAACCCGCTAAATCCTCAATAGTCTCATACCCGTCATCGGCTAGTTCTTCTAGGTGCGGGAAGTCGGCTGGAAGTGGGGTACCCGGCTCTTGCTCTTGCTTGTACTTCCAAGAGAGCCATAGGTCATCGCATAAATCATACCAATAATGTCTCTTGGCTAGATAATAGCGGCGCGGGGTCCCAAGGACAGGGCCCGTGGGACCCGCGTTGATAAAATCAGTAAGCTCTTGGCTCACTTGTTCTTCTTCTTAGGACCGCGTCGAACAAGCATAGGCTTGTCCTCGTCATCATCTTCGGATGACTTCTCTTCTTCGTCGCCCGATTCCTCGGCCGGCTCGGCGTCTTCGAGCTTTACCTCTTCAACCGCCTTCTCTTCTACAACTGATACGGCCGGTTCCTCGGCTTCACGTGCCAGCTTCGCAGCTTCCGCCCGTTCCGCCTCCGCCTTTACCGCTAGTTCAGTCTGTAGTTCGAGGTTGGCCATCGTGGTTGCTTGCTTTTCACGAGCATCACGGTGCCTTTGCAATAACATTCCCATTTGCCGTTCCTTCTGTAATTCGTGTGAAGGTGGACAGAGGACTAACCCCTATCCACCTTCACCTACTCAGCCTTAGCCGACGTAGTTACGAACGTTGTGGGTGATGTTAACAACACCCGGCTTGGTGCTACCCAAACGACGCTTGTAAAGGTTGCAAGCGTAGTAGAGGTGGATAGCCGCCACGTCGTTGTCCTTCAAGATGTCGTGGTCCGTCTGAAGGCGGAGAAGTCCACGGTTGTACCAGAAGGCAAGGGCGCCCTTCTGAACCACGAGCGAGCTAACCTTGAGGTTCGCCGTCGAGGTGTACTCGTCAGCCGCCGTGTAGGTACCAGCGGCCATCGCAGCCGTGATGCCCGTGCGGCCGTTCATGCCAACGAGCGAGTCCTTGGCCGTGTCGGTGAGCACAACAGAAGCAGCGTTCGTGTAGTTCGCGCTCCAGGTGTTACCACCGTCCGTCGAGAACCGCATGATGGCGGTCGTCTGCGTACCCGTCGTTACAACCTGGATCTTGAGGTTCCAGGGGCCGAGGGGAGTGCCCGTGAGGGTGATGTCCGGCAAGGTTCCGCTCTCCGCCATCGGCGAGGTCATGGACGACGCCGTTAGTGGAACGAGGTCGCTCACGATGAGCGGGATGCCACAGAAGCGCGGTACGCCTGCCTCACGCTGGCTGTCAACGAGAAGGGGGTCGCCCTGGTCGTTGCGGAGCCGGCGAAGGTCGGCCTCGGTACGGCTGTGAATAACCATGCCAACGATATCGCTCTGGTCGTCGCCCCACTTAGCACGGGCGTTGACTACGGTGTCGTAGTCGAGGTAACCCGGCACGGTTGCCGAGTAGATGTTCTCCACGAGAGGAGTCGTAGCAGCCGCAGCAACAAGCTTCTTGTCGATGAAACGAGTTGCCTGCATCATCGTCTGACGAGCAAGCTCCACGTAGGGATCGAAATCCGCGTTACCGGGGCGCTGTGCCCACTGAGTGACCTCGAACGCGAGACCGGACTTCGCGACGGTCGCGCTGTCAGCGGTCAAGCTTACGGTCTTGGGCGTAAGGGCGACGTTTTCCGCCACCTCTTCGAACTCATCAACCGTACCGAAACGAGGGAGGGTAATCGTGTTACCGATCTGACCCGGACCATGGGGCATGTCGCCCGCGACTACAGCACCACCGCCGGACACGATAGCCGAGTTCATGAACGCGGTCTTGCCCGCGAACACACCCTGCATCGTCTCCGTGAATTGCTGCACGTCA